CTTCAAATTTTCTCCGGAGGGACATTTTAAGAATTGGTTTTAGCCCCCTCCTACCTGCTGGCATTCAATTGGCCATTGACGGCATGTTTGAGGGGGTTAAAAGTGGTATAAAAGTTATCGGGGGAAAGCAAAAAGTTGAGTCTATATTTTCAAGACTCTGCTAAAACTATATGCACACACTACAAAACAACATTCAAACTCAGAAAGGAGAGTTATACGTGACATTACTTGACACTATAAATCGGAGTTTGAGTCAGGCATTAAGTCCGGGGCATCGTGTTCCTCGTTCAAGTGGCTGGGAAGCAGCGGAAAAGTACCCTACTCCTGTTGACTGTGAGGTCGTTATATTTGATTCCGACCCAAAGTCCAACCACTTTTACATTAAGATCACCGATGCCAATGGTGGAGTGAGGTTTGCCCGCTACAAATACGAGGAAGACCCTATTCCAAAGTTTGAGCCTGACAAATACGTAACCACAGATGATCTCAAATCATTCAAGGAGGATATTTTAAATGCCATCGATTCTAGACTTAACCCAGAATTCACAGGTTCCGACAGAAACACAAGACCCAATGGCGGCTCTAAACAGTCTGGTCGGTCAAATAATGAATTCCGCGGATCCGAAGCAGACCTTCAATCAAGTGGTCAGCAACATTGACGGTGGTCAGAACGCTCTTAATCTCATTCAACAGTATGGGAATGGCGATCCAAAAGCCGCATTCATGAATTATGCTGCTCAGCAAGGTAAGAGCGCAATGGCACAACAGATAATGCAGACTATGGGTTTGCAGAAGTGAGGAATACAATGAAGAAGATATTCATTTCGCAGCCGATGCGTGGACTGAAGGATGATGAGATTAAGTTTGAGCGCCTCAAGGCAATCGAGTGGATCAAGGAGTATTTCAAAGATGAAGAGATCGAGATAATAGACAGCTTTTTCGAGACGGCTCCAATTGACACAAAGCCTTTATGGTATCTCAGCAAATCTCTTGAACTTTTATCCGAAGCCGATGCTGTATATTTTGTAGACGGCTGGAATTCGGCAAGAGGTTGTAATGTCGAACACGTCTGCGCTAAGGCGTATAATATCGAAATCATTTACGACTAAAGAGATATTTTGTAGAACAATGAAAGTAATCGTTTAACTTTGTTTATGTAAATTTTGTATAAGACCTCATTATCGAGGCTTTATAAAATACTAAAGAAAGGAGACGATGGTAGATGGAAATGAACGGAAGCAATCTGCTTTGGTTCTTTGCATTTCTGTTTCTTGCTGGCGGCGGTAACGGTTTTCTCGGAGCAAGACCTCCGATGGGTCCTCCGCCTGCTACACAGAGCGATGTAAACGAAGCAGTGAACAATCAGTCGATTCAGCAGCAGCTTAACGCTCTTGGAATTGCTACACAGAATAACAATTTCGAGACTGCTAAGATGTTCCAGGATCAGAACCTTCTGATGCAGAGCCAGAATAACACAAATCTGATTAACATCATCCAGGGCTTCAACACCCTTACTCAGCAGATGATATCTCAGAATGCTAATCTTGGCCAGAAGATCGACCAGCTTGGTTTCAAGATGGAAACATGTTGCTGCGAGATCAAGACTCAGATGCTTCAGAACAGGCTTGATGATGCGAACGCAAAGATTGTTCAGCAGCAGAACGAGATCAGCAACTATCAGCAGACGCAGACCATTCTTAATCAGCTTGGTCGCTTTGTTGCATGGGCTGGTTCCGGTTCTCAGGCGGCAGCCGGCGCTGGGGCTTAAGTAGCAACAGCAAATCAATGAGGGTATGGTGTTAACTATGCCCTCAATCTCGGTGAGTAGCTTAATGAAAGACAGAGCGCCTATTAAATCCAGTACGCACCCCGTCTGAGAGTGCACTATAATACGGACAAGTGTTTATTGGTTGGGAGATGCGGAGTTCGAGCCTTCGCCCACCGTCCAAAATAAATCAAAATAACTTTTAGGAGGGCTTACTAATGTTTCTACAGCACCACGGAGTCCTCGGACAAAAATGGGGAGTTAGAAGATACCAAAATCCCGATGGAACGAGAACCATAGAGGGTAAAAAGCATCGACTTAACGATCCGATAGGTAAAAAAGCGTTGCTCATGAACATAGATAAGAACAATGAACAAAACGACGCTAGGCGCCGCAAATTTGTTCGTTATGCGACTGGGCAAGAGGTCGAACCCATTATGTACACAAAGAAGCGTTCTAATGCAGATGAACCCACATCATTTAAGAAGGGCACAACAGTTAACCATGTGACAACAGTGAACACAAATATAAAGCCTGAAAAAGATAGGGTATTGTTTGTTACCGCAGATGAAGGTGATAAGAAATTATATTCTTCTGTCTTAGGGGCAAGTATCTATAAACATACAAATAATACTCCTGTAAAAGTTGTCGAATTCACATTAAAACAGGATTTGAATGCTCCGAGTAAACGTGAATCAATTCAGATGTTTAAAGATTTTTATCAGAAACATGAGTCTGAATTTATTGACTACTTTTCAGAAACTTTATCAAAGTTTGCAAGGGATCCTGATTTTTTTGATCAATTCACACCAGAAGAACAAGATCCTGACACATTCCGTAAGCGTTTTAATAAGAAGATGGACAAAAAATGGCTTGAAAATGATGGTTATCAGCTGTTTAATATGGGATTTAATGACACCACAGCACTAAAAAGTAACATTTACAAGCAGTATAGAGAAGAACTATATAAAAGAGGCTACAATGCACTAGTTGACGATAATGATGCTCGTAATTCTGTAATGGGCGGGAAAGTTCCTCTAATAATTTTAGATGAACTTGAAACTTTAGGTGACATGAAGGTACGAGACATAACAAAAGAGTCAATCATTAATGACTATAATGATTGGGTTCGTATACAAAAATCAAAATAACTTTTAGGAGGTAACTTGCAATGCTTAAGTATCTAAAAGAACATATTCTCGAAGAAATTGACGGAGCTATGGATTACATGGAGAAGGCTCTAGAACATAAAGGCACATCTGAAGGATGCACATTTCGTAAGATGGCTGATATGGAACTTGAGCACGCTAATGCCCTCACAAATATGTTCAGAGATGAACCCAAACCTGAAAGCATGACCGATGAAGAATACGGAGCGACTCAGAAAGCGGTACTCGACAAGTACATTAATGCAATGAGTGCTATCGAAGCTATGAGAAAACTTTACTGGAAGAAGTAATGACGACCTAAACAGTCATAGGCTTAAACGAGTACGGCGGCTGAATACGTCCTCCGTGTGGTTGATTTTGCCTTTACTCTCCTTTCGGTAAAGATGATTGAAACAGGGTCGCCGTATTCATTTAAGTCTATGACAACTAACTCGGGAGGGATATTTATGCCAAGAAAGGTGGCAAAGACAGATGTTCCTGTCCGAAGAACACGACCTGCTCTTACCCCGGAGGCAAGAGAGAATGAAATGATCGCATTGGCGGTCGACTTAGCGGAGGAACAATTGAGGAACGGAACCGCCTCATCACAGGTAATTACACATTATCTGAAACTTGGTTCTACCAAAGAAAGAATAGAACGAGAGATGCTCGAAGAACAAAAGAAACTTCTTATTGCCAAGACCGAGAGTCTGGAAGCGGCACGTAAAGCAGAAGAAGATTATGAGAAGGTTCTTGCAGCGCTCAAGATGTACAGTGGGCAAGAAGATGATTATTCGGACATATACTGAATTATGTAAGCTTAAGACCTTTGAAGAACGGTATGAGTATCTTAAACTTGGAGGACAAGTTGGATACGAGACTTTTGGTCACGACCGCTATTTAAACCAGCTTTTATACCATTCTGGCGATTGGCTTGACATTCGTTCCAAAGTCATATCAAGAGATGGCGGGTATGATTTAGGAGTTATCGGCTGTGAGATTGTAGGTAGCATAACCGTGCATCATATGAATCCAATAACAGTCGAGATGGTTCTAGATCGTGATCCCATGGTTTTCAACACGGAGTATCTCATCACCACTGCAACAACACCAACCCATCGAGCAATACATTACGCTGATGACAAAGCTTTTATGCTTATCAAGCCATGGGAAGAGCGTAAACCGAATGACACTTGTCCTTGGAGGATTTCAAAATGATAACAATAGCATCGAAAACTAATAAGAAAAACACGAAGTCTACGTATGTAAAGGAGACCGATAACAATGGAAGACAGTATTCTGAACACTATACGAAAGATGGTTATCGGGGAAATTCCGATAAATTCAGACGACCCAGAAGAAACTCAGGCATATAACACAGATTTAATTATACATATAAACACCGCCTTTGCGACTCTTGCTCAGCTTGGAGCAGGACCGAAAGGCGGTTTTTTTATTACAGATGCAACTGCAACATGGTCTGATTTTTTTGCCGGAGCCGAGTTTAAACCTGACATAGCTGAGATGGTGAAAACATACGTCTATCTCAAGGTTCGGCTGATATTTGATCCACCTGCCAATTCGTCGGCTGTCGAGCAGATGAATAAGCAGGCTAGCGAGTGTGAATGGCGTATCTGTGAAGGATATGAAAAAGCCTATAACTGTTAATTGTGGGAGGAATAACCGATGGTACTTTATCATCATGGAATCAAGGGTATGCACTGGGGTATCCGTCGGTTCCAAAATAAGGACGGAAGTCTTACCGCTGAAGGTATAAAGCGATATAGGACCGATCTTAATTTCAAGTATAAGTACGATAAGTACAAAGCAAAGCAGGACGCAAAAGCTGCTGAAAAAGCAAAGCAGAAAGAAATTAAACGCGTTGACAAGCTCATGAAGAAAAACTCGCGAAAGCTTACTGCAGAGGAGCTTGAAGAACGAATCAATAGATTAGCAATGGAAACAAGAATTGTTGATCTTGAAAGAGGGCTCGACGCAAGCAAGCCATCAAACAAGAACAATCAGGGCAACAATCAAGAAAAAGGGCAAGGAAAAGTTGTAGGATTTGGCAAAAAGGTAGCCGGCGATATTATAAGTGAAACAGGAAAAGTAGTAGCCAAAGGCATTGCTGGTTATGTGGGAGCAAAAATTCTCAAGGGTGTTCTTGGCGATAAATCTAATAAAAGTGATGATAAACAATCTAATAAAAGTGATGACGACAATACTACCAATAATGAAACTAAAACAGGAAGTGCCAAAGGTGTAAAAGGGATGCCTTGGGGTGTACGAGACAAAGATAAGGCAAAGACTTTTGACGGTGTAGTTGATGAAGATTATTCGTCTGATGGGAAACATAAGAAGTCAACATGGACCAAACAAACCGACGATTTTGTTGATGTTGACTGGGAATCTGCTGGAGATTCTTTTGCAACATCATATTGGGAAGCAGCAACAAGTCAAAGTATGTCTTACGGTAAAGACTTTGTTTCTGGCTATCTGACAACGAGCACTGTACCACTGTTACCATACAATAAGCGTTAATTTTAAAGGAGCAAATTCAAAATGGCATTATCAAACACCGCCGTTCCAAAATACTACGGCATGTTTCGAGATGCCGTGCTTAGAGGCGAAATACCCGTGTGCCACGAGATAGTTATGCAAATGCAGCGGATTGACGAACGAATTGCAAATCCAAAGTATTGGTATGACGACCGAGCTATAGATGGATTTATCGCTTACTGCGAAACTGAGATGACCCTTACTGATGGTTCTGATGTAATTCTACTCGACACATTTAAACTGTGGGCGGAAGACGCGCTGAGTTGGTTCTACTTCGAGGACAGAAGTGTATACGTTCCAGATCCTGATGGACATGGTGGGCATTATGTAGTAAAGCGGATAAAATTACGTCTTTGCAACATTCAGTATCTCATTGTGGCAAGAGGCAACGCAAAGTCTTTATATGACTCATTCTTGCAGTCATACTTTCTTAATATTGATCCCAGTACAACTGATCAGATAGTAACTGCCCCGACAATAAGGCAGGCTATGGAGATACTGACCCCTATCAAGACTGCCATGGTACGGTCAAGAGGACCTCTGTTCAAGTTTCTTACTGCGGGTTCCATAAATAATACTACCGGTTCCGCAGTCAACAAACCTAAACTGGCTTCTACAAAGAAAGGTATTGAAAATTTCATTAATGGTTCAATTATCGAAGCTATACCAATGTCCATTGATAAGCTTCAGACCTATAGATCGAAATATTTTGTAGTTGATGAATGGCTTTCGGGTGATGTCCGTGAAAATGTTCTAGGCGCGGTTGAGCAAACAGCATCAAAGGCTCAGAACTATCTTATCCTTGCAACAAGTTCCGAAGGTACTGTAAGAAATGGCAGCGGCGACACAATCAAAATGGATTTGATGAAGATCTTATCCGGTGAGTACAAGAACGACCATGCCTCAATCTGGTGGTATAAGCTCGACAACATTAATGAAGTGGCCTTACCCGAGATGTGGATGAAAGCCTGTCCTAATATCGGCAAAACAGTAACATATGACGTGTATCAGCGTGATGTTGAGAAAGCCGAGCATAATCCGGCATTACGAAATGATATCCTAGCGAAGAGATTCGGTCTTCCTATGGAGGGCTTTACTTATTTCTTTGCATATGAGGAGACCATTCCTCACAGACACAGAGATTACTGGAACATGCTATGTTCGATGGGTGTCGACCTTTCACAGGGCGATGACTTCTGTTCGTTCTCGTTCCTCTTTCCTCTTCATGACGGTTCTTTCGGAGTTAAGACTATAAATTATATTTCATCATACACTTTGGTCAAACTTCCTGGAGCTCTTCGTGAAAAGTATGAGGAATTTTTACGAGAAGGAAGTTTATATGTTATGGATGGTACAGTCTTAGATATGCTTGTTGTCTTTGACGATCTTTCGCGGCAGATTGAAGAACGCGGATATGAAGTTCAATGCATGGGATATGATCCGTATAATGCAAAAGACTTTGTCGAGCGTTGGCAGGCAGAAAACGGACCGTTTGGTATAGAGAAAGTTATACAGGGAGCAAAGACTGAGTCTGTGCCGCTTGGAGAACTTAAGAAACTAGCGGAACAGAGGCTCTTATTGTTTGACGAATCCCTTATGCAATTTGCAATGGGTAACTGTATAACTATTGAAGATACTAACGGTAACCGGAAACTATACAAGAAACGTAGGGAACAAAAGATAGATGCGGTAGCTGCTATGATGGATGCATATATAGCATACAAGATAAACCGCGATGTCTTTGAGTGAGGTAAATTATGTATTACATAGCAACAAAAAACGATACCGACTTTCTTGTTCACCATGGACGCAAGGGTCAGCAGTGGGGCGTTGTGAATGGCCCTCCTTATCCCCTTAACACAACAAGTAAATCGTATAGGGTAAAGCAAGCCATAAATAACGGTTCTAAAAAAGTAAAGCAGTTCATGTATGATCGTTTTAGTGTGTATGGAAAAGACCATCAAGCGGTTCGAGATAAGCTTATTAATAAATATTCTCGTATGGGCTATAACGAAACCGCTTCTCAGTTACTTGCTCAACGTGATTATGAGAAACAAGATAAGGCTCTTGCTGTCGGAGTTGCCGTTGCTGGTAGTCTTTTAACTCTCGGTGGTGTTGGTGCTCTTGCTTATGGCAAAATAATCCAAAACGGCGGCACTTATGCTTTGCACAAAGCCATAAACTCTTTTGTTTCTGAGAAACTTGCCGAAGCGATGAGCAATGTTAATGTTAAAGATTTAGCTTTGTCTGCAGCTGCGGCAGTGAAGAAGTAACATTTCCTTAAGGAGGATTTCAAAATGAATTCAGAACTCTATCACCATGGAATCCTCGGTATGCACTGGGGTATCCGGCGTTACCAGAATGAAGACGGCACACTTACTCCTGCCGGGCGAAGACGTCTGGAACGTAAAGATACAAAGTGGGCTAAGAAAAACTATAACAAGATTTATAAGCAAACGTATAAGGCATCCAAGCGAGAAGTTGCCGATGTTGTACGAGAGCTTAACCAGTCAATCCGCATGCGTAACGCTGACGGTAAGATAAGTATGACCTATGCTAACGCGTATAATCAGCGGCTTGCTGAAATAATGAGCAGAAATGCCAGCGATATTCGTTCTCCGTCAGGAAGAACTATACAATTCGTTGCCAAGAGAGGCGCCGTTGGTGTTCACATGGCTCTTGCTGACGAAGGATACGATATGAGCCAGCTCAAACGAGGAGTTTATGGCTCTGGAAGAATTGCTTATCGCAAAACACATGTTGATACAGCATAAATGTTGGAGGGAAAAATATGAGTTACTATATAGCCCATTCTGGAACAAAAGGTATGAAGTGGGGCGTCCGCAAATACCAGAATGAAGACGGAACCCTTACTGCTGCTGGTAAAGAGCGGTATAGAAACATGATGCCTACATCGGCAAGAGCATCTCAACAGAAGGCCGCACAGAATAATAAAAATCCGAATCGAAAAAGCGGCCAGACAGAGTATGATAGGTTGGCATTTTCAGTAGGGTTAAATGGTTCTGGTGCTAATAACGACTATATCTTAGATAGAGCAATTAATACCGCTCAGGAAAACTTTAAAAAAGATACAAACGGGATGAGCCGAGAAGAAATGGTCGATTATATAGATCATAAATATGCCAATGACAAAACTGACTATGGACAGAATATCGCTGATCAGTTAAGGCAAACCAGACACGCAATGCTGCAAGTTTATGATTCTGACAAACAGCAGAGACAGCAAGCTTTTGACAAATCTATGAAGGATCAGAAATCTAAAGGTTTTGTAAGCGGTATGCCAACTTCCGCAATTACCGCCAAGAAGAAAGCAGAGTATGAATCCCTTGTAAAATCAAAGATACCTGCTTCTGCTTGGAATCAGAGAGTTAAGAGACCTTAATGAGAGGTGATAATCAAATGAACTATATTATTGTCGATAATAATTACCTTGCACATCATGGTATAAAAGGTCAGAAATGGGGAATAAGAAGATTCCAGAATGAAGATGGATCTCTAACATCTGCTGGTAAGCAGCGGTATAAAGAAGACGCACGATATGCAAAAAGCGTAAAAAAGGATCTTGATTCGTACGAAAAAGATGCTGTAAAAGAGGTCGCGGAATACAACAAGGCTGACATAAAACGTAATCGATATGCTCAAGCTTCTATGGCATATCGAGAGAGAAATAATTATGCCAAAGCCGATAAATATTCTAAAATAGCGCACCAGTACGATGAAATAGCAAAAGAACATGAAAAACGTGTAAAGGAAATCGATAGCAAAATTTGGAAAAAATCGGCAGAAGCAGTTAGCAAAGGTTTCGATGTTACTATGGAAGACATTACTCGTAGATACCGAGATAAGGTCGCTATTGGGTCAACTGTTGCTGCGTCAATTCTTGGTGGTGCAGGAGTAGCGGCCGCGACATTCTTTGCTCCTGGTGGAGGAACAGCTGCTGCTACGGGCGGTGCTTATGGTCTTTATAGCGGAACCAAAATGGCTAATGAGGCATCCGGACATGCACAAAATATTTTAAGTAAAAAGTATAAAGTATATAAGTCTGCTGGCGATGGTCTTGGGCAATTAAAGATTTCACAAACCATGGCTATAGCTAATGCTACTCGTTCTGGACTTGACGAATATATTCGGGAAATAGGCGAATATAAGAAAGATGAATAAAATAATCTTGGAGGCTAACCTATGCCAATAGATTTTTTCAACCGTGCAAAAAATGCATGGAACGCATTCGTAAACAACAAAGACCCAACGAAGGATAAACGATATGAGGAGAATACCTATGGATATTCTACACGACCTGACAGGACTCGTTTTACTCGTGGTGTCGAACGTTCTATACTGAATGCAGTATACAACCGTATAGCTATTGACGTAGCGTCGGTTGATATTCGTCATGTGCGACTTGACGAAAACGACAGATATCTTGAAACTATTGACTCCGATCTGAATGAGTGTCTTGCTACTGAAGCAAACATCGATCAGACCGGACGTTCTTTTATTCAGGATATTGTAATGTCTATGTTTGACGAAGGTGTTGTGGCTGTCATCCCTGTCGATACAGACACTGATCCGGATGAAACAGGTTCGGTAAAGATATATTCTATGCGAACAGCAAAGATTATCGAGTGGAAGCCACAGTCAGTTAGAGTTCGGGCATATAATGACAGAACAGGAAAGTATGAAGAGATCGATGTGCTTAAGTGTAACACACTCATCATTGAAAATCCATTATATGCAGTAATGAATGAACCCAACTCGACTATGCAGAGACTTGTCAGAAAACTGGCACTTCTCGATAGCGTAGATGAGCAGAGTTCGGCCGGTAAACTTGATCTTATCATTCAGCTTCCATACACGGTTCGTTCGGAACTTCGTAAACAGCAGGCAAATGAACGAAAGAAAGCGATCGAGGAACAGCTCGCCGGCTCAAAGTATGGTATAGCATACATTGACAGCACCGAGCATATCACCCAGCTTAATCGAGCTGTTGAGAATAATCTCATGGGGCAGATAGAGTACCTGACCAACATGGTGTATAGTCAGCTCGGAATAACGGCGGAAGTAATGAACGGAACCGCTGATGAGAAGACAATGCTGAACTATAACAGCAGAACAATTGAGCCCATATTATCATCGATCACCCTCGAAATGAGGAGAAAGTTCCTGACAAAGACAGCTCGATCTCAGAAGCAGTCAATCATGTTCTTCCGTGATCCGTTCAAGCTTGTACCTGTATCTAATCTTGCAGACATCGCTGATAAGTTCACGAGAAATGAGATAATGACCTCGAATGAGATTCGTCAGATTGTCGGCATGAAGAAATCGGACGATCCGAGTGCAGATGAACTTCGCAATAAGAATCTCAATCAGTCTGCTGAAGTTATGGCAACCGAAGAGAACCCAGAACTCGGTGAAGAGATGGTTGAGGAAGAAGTTGACGGTCAAGCGGAAGTTCAAAATGAATTCGACGATGCTGTTTCCGATCTGGATGACATAGACGGGCAGCTTGATGACCTTGAAAAGCGGTTAAGTCATGGTGACACCACGACATTGAACATTGTCGATGAATTTCTTCAGCATGGCATAGAAGTTTGCGATGACTATGACACTTGGCTGGTTCATTATGCTTCTCCCTATTATGACCCGGTCAAAGCCCACGAATACTATGAGAAGCATAAACACCTCAAAGGACGAGTTTCTACTTCCGGACTTAACGAAGAAGGGCGAGCAATAGCCGGTCATATAAAAGAAAACATCAACTCCGAGAGAAAAGCTAAGATTGATGCTAATAATAAGGCCATGAATGAGACCATATCATCATCAAAAGCGTCCTCAGATTCGAGAGTTAAAGCCCTTAATACCAAGCGATCTCAGGAAATTCAATCTTCTAAAGCAGCAATGGAGTCTAAGATACAGAGTTTTAAATCTTTAGCTTCGTCTCTTAAATCGCAGCATACCAATGTTTTAAAAAGTCGAATCAGTTCCCTTAATTCATTATTAAGAGGCAGTGGACATAGTGATGAGGAGAAAGAAAAGATACGCGCTGAGGTTGAAAAACTAAGAGAAGAAAACTCGCAGAAACGCGAGGAACTAACCTCAAGATTTAATGACCTCACAAATAAGGCTCGATCCGACCATGCTGCACGCTCTGAATCAGTTCGTTCTGATACAGCAGAAGCTACGGCTAATGCTCGTCAGCAACATACAGACACCGCATCCAAGGCTCGAACTGAGACCAAGGAAAAGAATGCTGCCCTTAAAGATGAATATGATGAAAAGTATTCTGACGAAATAAGTAAGCTTAAAGAGTCGGGACAGTATGATAAGGAGACAAAGTCAAAGTCTTCTAGCGCCGGATCATATTCTGGCAAAAAGGTCGGGTATTGGGAATACCAAAAGAATAAGAAAAAGAAATAACAAAGAAGGGAGAAACATTCAAAATGGAAAATGAACAGTTTGATTTCATCGGTTGGGCAACCATGAATGACATCAAGTGTTCTGACGGACGCACTATACGACATAATGCGTTTGCAGACAATGATGGTCAGACGGTTCCGCTTGTATGGAATCACAAGCATGACAGTCCTGAAGATGTTCTTGGACATGCACTGCTGCGTAACCATGATAAGGGTGTTAAAGCATACTGCAAGTTCAACGATACTGAACAGGGTCAGGTTTCCAAGCTTCTTGTTCAGCATGGCGATGTTAATGCTTTATCTATTTATGCCAATGGTCTTAAACAGGATAAGCAGAAGAACGTTATGCACGGCATTATAAGAGAAGTAAGTCTCGTTCTCGCCGGGGCAAATCCTGGTGCTGTTATTCAGACAGTTCTTTCTCACTCTGATATTGACACATCAGATAAAGATATTCCGAAGCTTAAGGAAGACGAGCTCATTATTTCTCTGAATTCTATCGGCTGTAAGATGCATCTCGCTCATGCAGATGATGAAGACGACGAGGATGAAGAGGAAGAGGAATCTGTTGACGAGGAAGAGTCCGAATCTGATGAAGATGAAGACGAAGACGAAGACGCCCCGAATGAAAAGAAGTCAACTGAAAACAAGAAAAAAGAGTCTAAAAAGGAAAAAGAGGACGATGAAGTAGCTCATTCCGAAGACAAAGCAACAAATGATGGAAAGGACGACAAAGCTATGGCTGAGCAGAAGGAAAAGACCGTCAAGGACGTATTTGACGAGTTCACAGACGAACAGAAGAACGTAGTATATTTCATGATTGGTGAAGCTCTTAAGAACGCTGGCGCTGATGATGAAGACAAAGGAGGAAACGGCAACATGAAGCACAACATCTTTGAGCAGGACGAGCAGCAGATGGATTATCTCTCTCACGATGACATGGACAAGATCTTTGCAGACGCTAAGAGACTTGGTTCCCTTAAGGAAGCTGTAGAGGCTAACCTTGACGGCGGCGTTCTTGCTCATTCTATTGACACAACAGGCATGGATACACCCACTGGCAGACAGACATATGGTTTCAACGATGCGTCTATGCTGTTCCCGGAAGCAAAAACTATCGGTAACACACCTGACTGGATTTCCAGAAATATGGACTGGGTAGGAAAGGTTCTCGGTGGCGTACACAGAACACCTTTCAGCCGCATCAAGTCTATCTTTGCTAACATTACCGAACCTGAGGCTCGTGCAAAGGGTTACATCAAGGGCAATGAGAAGAAGGAGCAGGTATTCACTACTCTGAAGAGATCAACAACTCCCCAGACAATCTACAAGAAGCAGAAGCTTGATAAGGATGATATTAATGATATCACCGATTTCGATGTAGTTGCTTGGATCAGAGCTGAAATGAGAGTTATGCTAAACGAGGAAATTGCAAGAGCAATTCTCATCGGCGATGGCAGAGATGTTGATTCTGACGACAAGATTCAGGAGGCCAACGTTCGCCCGATCATCACAGATGTTCCGCTGTTCAACATCAAGACCGCTGTAAATGTTCCTAATGGCGCTGACGACGATGTTAAGGCTAAGGCTACAATCAGAGCTGCTATTAAGGCAAGAAAGGATTACAAGGGCTCGGGCAATCCGACACTCTTCACTTCTGAAGAATGGCTCACTAATATGCTGCTTCTTGAAGATGGTATTGGTCATAAGCTTTACAGGACCGAAGCAGAGCTTGCTACCGCTCTTCGTGTAAAGGAAATCGTTACTGTTGAGCCTATGGATGGTTACAACATAACAATCAGCGAGAAGGACTATCCGCTCATCGGTGTAATAGTCAACCTTGAAGACTACAACGTTGGTGCAGATAAGGGCGGCGCTATCAGCATGTTTGATGACTTTGATATCGACTACAACCAGTACAAGTATCTTATCGAAACTCGTATCTCCGGTGCACTTATCAAGCCGTTCTCTGCTATCACCCTGTACCTCAACGAAGCGGACCCTACTTAAGCTTGTCGGTAGATGCTGACATATCGACAAGCGTTGATCTGCTTGGCAAGACTGTAAATCAGCTTCAGTCAGGCATTACCGTCGGCGCCGATTCTGTAAGCGGTACTTTGCTGTATGTAAATGACTATACCGGTTTCAGCCCGAGCACACCTGAACTTCAGACAGGTAACTACCTTGCTCTCCACTTTGAGACACCTGATATCGACAATTCGACAATCACTGTTGAACTTGTTGGCGGTCAGTTCGGTCCGAAGAACCTTGATGAAGACGGTATTTGCATCTTCCGTGTAACTGATGAGACAACTCAGAAGATCAAGATAACGGCAAGAGCAGATGGCTTCAGCTCTGTAACCAAGACATACAAGCTGACAGGTCTCACTCTTAACGAGAGCTGATAAGAGGTAATACACAATGAAATATTACGGAAAAATCGGCTATGCTATAACCATTGAAACTACGCCGGGAGTGTGGGAAGAACAGATAACGGAACGCACTTATTGCGGCGATGTCACAAGACGAACAAGTCGGACACAAAACGGAACAGGTCTGAACGACAATCTCGACGTATCAAATGTTATCAGCATAGTCGCTGATCCGTATGCACTTGAACACCTCGGCTTTATGCGTTATATTACATGGATGAATTCAAAATGGAAAATTTCATCTGTTGACTACGCTCCGCCGAGGTTAAATCTCACAATCGGGGGTGTATACAATGGCGAAGAGCAGACTTGAACTACATGAGATACTTTGTGAAATTCTTGGAAGCCGCAATGTATATTTTCAGCCCCCGGAAACCGTAAAAATGAAGTACGATGCTATCGTATATTCATTAAGCGACATTGACATTAAGCACGCCAATGACAAAAAGTATATGAACGCAAAAAGATATTCCGTGACTGCAATCAGTAAAAACCCAGATTCACCGTTACAGGATGCGCTTCTTACCCTTCCCTACTGCGAATTTGATCGTTTTTACCCTTCGGACAATCTCAATCATTGGGTGTTTACTGTATATTTCTAATTTAAGGAGGAAAACACTATGAGCGATGTAACCTATCTTCTGAAATGGGATGAAGTTGGCGAGCGCACCTATGAAACCGGTGTTAAGATGGGTGTTCTGTACAATATCGATCAGAACAACGCATATTCTACTGGTGTAGCTTGGAACGGTCTCACAAAGGTAAGCGAAAAGCCTACAGGTGGTGAGGCTACAGACCTTTATGCAGACGATACAAAGTACCTGTCTATGCTTTCTCTCGAAAAGTTCGAGGCTTCTATCGAGGCGTATACATATCCGCCCGAGTTCGAGAAGTGCGACGGTTCTGCTACTCTTACCGACGGCGTTACTATCGGTCAGCAGACAAGAGAAACATTTGGTCTTTGCTACAGAACTACTCTTGGCAACGATACAAGGGGTAATGATTACGGCTATAAGCTGCACCTTATTTACGGATGCAAGGCTCAGCCGTCTGAAAAGGGCTATGAGACAATTAACGACAGCCCCTCGGCTATCACATTCTCTTGGGAGATCAAGACCACGCCTGTAAATGTTACCGGATTTAAGCCCACAGCGTCCCTGACTATCGATTCAACTAAGGTTGATCCCGATTCACTGGCTGACCTTGAGGCCATCCTTTACGGTACCCCGGCGGGAACTGGCACAGAAGCTATACCCGCAAGACTTCCGCTTCCGGACGAAGTCAAGTCTATTCTTACGTAATAAGAACGCTATTACAATCAAGGGGCTGGGTCTTATCTCAGCCCCTTTACTTTTGAAAGGAGAGAAAGCAAATGCTTAAGAAAACAATTACTTATGAGTCGTATGACGGTGTAAAGTACACAGAGGACTTCTATTTCAATCTGTCCAGAGCAGAAATAATCGAAATGGAATGCGGAGTAAAGGGTGGTCTTACCAAGAAGCTTGAGGCTATCTCTAAGTCTTCTGACCCTACTCAGATTATGCCTGTGTTTAAAGACATAATCCTTAAGTCTTACGGCAAGAAGTCTGACGACGGCAAGAGATTCATTAAGAGTGCTGAACTCGCAACTGAATTTGAGCAGTCTGAGGCTTACAGTGAGCTTATGGTAGAGCTCATTAAAGACGCAAAAGCCGCGTCCGATTTTGTAAACGGACTCGTTAACATAAAACCCGAGGAGCTTGAGGAAGCAAAGAAGAGAGCAAACATCTCTGCACTCCCGACAGCTACTGCTGCTACAGAATAAAGGTGAACGGGAATGCTTCAGCTTAACATCGAAGCGCAAGAGTATTACAATGATGATACGGGTATGTTTATCAATATACCCGCATGTACTCTGCAACTGGAGCATTCTCTTGTTTCCATTTCAAAATGGGAAATGAAGTGGGGTAAAGCGTTTCTCGGTAAACAAGAGAAGACTCCCGAAGAACTTTTTGACTATGTTCGTTGTATGACATTGAATGAGGACGTAAACCCCATCGTCTATTCAGGCATATCTAAAACGAACATGAAAAAGATAACCGATTATATAGAAGCACGAATGAGTGCCACATATGTCGGATCAAGAGGCGACGAAGGCGGTAGTGGCGATACAGTAACATCAGAACTGATATATTACTGGATGACTGCTTTGCAGATACCGTTTGAGTGTCAATATTGGCATCTTAATCGTCTTCTTACACTCATTCAGATATGCAACATAAAGAACAACCCGAACAAGAATAAGATGAGCAGAAGTGATATTTTACGTCGCAATTCTGCTCTTAATGCACAACGTCGTGCAAAATACCATACGAGGGGATAGTTATATGTCTGTGATAACGTTCAAGTCCAAAGGTGATTTTAGCAAAACAACCCGTTGGTTTGAACGGGTAAAAAATGCTTTTAATATAGGCGATCTTGACAAATACGGTAAGGCGGGTGTTGCTGCACTCGCTGAAGCCACCCCTAAGGATAGTGGTCTTACGGCCGCATCATGGGACTATGAGATACGACACGACAAAGAAAAAGGTCGGGCTACTATCTCTTTTATTAATACTAATATGGTTGGCATCCCGGGAAGATATGAAATCCCTCTTGCTATTATATTACAGTATGGGCATGCAACAAAGAATGGACATTGGGTTGAAGGGATTGACTACATTAATCCGGCAATCCGTCCTATTTTTGAGGCTATAGCAGACAATGCTTGGAAAGAGGTGACTAGCTGATGCCAAAAACAGTAGACCAGAGAGTTGTTGAAATGCAGTTTGACAACAGCAACTTTGAGAAAAATGTTTCTCAGAGTATGTCAACTCTCGATAAATTGAAAGAAAAGCTTAGTTTTAAAGGCGCATCTAAAGCTATGGATGAGCTTAACGGAGCTTTTAAAGAAGTTAATACCAATCCAATAAGTAATGCTCTTGGTGCTGTTGGTGACAAGTTTAATGCACTTGAACAGATAGCAATTGGTGCACTCAGACGTATAGGTGAGCAAGCTGTTGCCGCTGGTGAAAAGCTTATCAAGTCACTTACCACGGATAATATAGCTGCGGGTTGGCAAAAATTTGGTGAGAAGACAACTTCTGTAGCTACACTTGTGGCACAGGGTTACGATATAGAAAAAGTTGAAGAAGAACTTGAGAAACTGAACTTTTTTACCGATGAAACCAGTTACAGTTTTACCGAAATGGTAAACAACATCGGTAAGTTTACTGCTTCCGGTCAGGGGCTTGAAGAATCAGTCATCGCGATGCAGGGTATTGCAACTTGGGCTGCGTTGTCAGGTCAAAATGCACAAACCGCATCACGAGCAATGTATCAGCTTTCGCAGGCAATGGGTTCGGGCGTTATGCGTAAGGAAGACTATAAGTCTATCCAGAACGCATCCATGGATACACAAGAATTCAGACAGAAAGCCATTGACGCTGCAATTGCGCTGGGTACGTTGAAAGACAATGGTGACGGTACATTTAAAAGTTTAGTTAAAAATGTTAAAGATGGCGATTTCACAATAAGTCAGTTTGCAGACCACCTTACAGAGGATGCGTGGTTTACTTCTGATGTCATGATGATGGTATATAAGGACTATGGTAAAGCTTCCAATACCTTGTCCAAGTATATGGAAAATTTTAGTGGCGAACTCGATACCGCAAGTTCAGCAATGGAAGACATTGAAACAAAAGCTAAGGCAATGGCTCAAACTTTGGTTGATGCTGGAAAGTATTCAACCATTGGCGACGCCATGGACGAAGCACTCAATGTCACCGCCCTTGAGCAGATTGGCAAGATGCCGGGGATGTATGAGCAAGCACAAGCATTTGCGGAGCGATACAACGCCACATTATCGGACGGTGAACAGCCGTTAGAAGATTATTATGATATTTTAACTGAAATGGGTTACGGTCTTGACGAATTCTCGCTCAAGGCATTTAAAGCTGCTCAGGAAGCAAGAACTTGGGAAGATGTAATCAATTCTGTTCAAGATGCTGTTTCAACAAGCTGGATGAACACATTCCAGAGTATATTTGGTAATCAGAAGGAATCAACCCAGCTGTGGACTCGATTTGCTAATGATTTCTGGGATATATTTGCAAGTGGTGGCGAAGACAGAAATGCCATGCTTGAGAAGTGGAATGAATGGATTGACAACGAGACTAGAGCTTCTGCCGAGATAGTCGGAAAATTTTCAAGCGCGGCAAGAGATGCATTAATTGCCGAAAAAGCCATAAACGGTAGTGATTTATTGTTCTCGCAGGATGAGGATAATCTTGGTGCCATTATATCCTTGCTTCAGACTATAAAGGATCTTCTTGGCATTATCAAGGATGCTTGGAACCAGACTTTTTATGGCACAACTGATGCTGACGAGGTCGCACAGCAGAAAGCTGACATGTTGATGAACATCACTAAGGCATTGAAAGCTTTTGCCGATATGATTAGAATCGATGACGAGAAAGCCGATAAACTCAGACGTACTTTTGAGGGTTTATTTGCTATTCTTGGCATCATTAAAGATCTTGTTGGTACCGCTCTGAATTCGGTATTTAAAGTTTTCGGTGCTATGTTTGGCAACACAAATGTCGATATTCTTGATATGACAGCAAATCTTGGAGATAATCTTGTGGCGTTCCGCAAGTGGCTTCAGGATAGCAAAACATTTGAAAACATTTTTGGCGGCATAGGTAACGCTATAGCCGGAGCTATTACTTGGATAAAGAACATATTTGATTACATCACAAAGATACCGTTCATTGCAAATATTATTGACAGTGTTCGTTCTGGCTTTGAGACGACAGTATCTGTTGTCGGTGAATTCTTTGATCGTATAAGCAAGGGCGAAGGTGCCGGTGATGTATTTGGCAGTATCATAGATCGTCTTAAGGAAGGTAATCCGGTATTACAGTTCTTTATCGATGCATTCAATAAGATCAAAGATTTTATTGGCAGTGTTGGAACCAGCATAGGTGATTTCTTCGGTGGTATCTGGAATGGTATAACTGGCGGAATTTCTAATATTGGCGAGTTCTTTGGCAACATTGGCAAGGCAATCTCTGATTTCTTTACAAGTACCGGAGATCAACTTAATGGCGCTGCCGATTTTCTTGGCGGATTTGTTGAATATGTTAAGGGAAAACTTGGCGAGATTAACGGCGATAAGTTGGTTCGTATAATTGCCGCAACAGCAGTATTCGTTTTCCTGTTCAAAATGATTTCAACCATTAAAAATGTAATCGATGTTTTTAGTGGGTTGTCTGACGTGTTTGATAATATTAGCGATGCTGTTAAGACATTTTCCAAGACACTCAAGGGTGTCGGTGATGCGGTAAAACAAAATTTAAGAGCACAATCGTTTAAAAGTGTTGCTGCTGCTATACTCATGCTTGTAGCAGCTATTGCAGTATTATATTTTATTGTTGACGACGTTGGTAAGTTTATTATTATTACCAGTGCGATAGTCGCCCTTATGGTAGCCATAACCGTTTTAGGCGCTTTCGCTGCAAAGTCACAAGGCATTCTTAAACTTGCAGCAGGACTTGTTGCTGTTGGTTTTGCATTAGGCATCTTAATTGCTGCTATTACGGTTATAAGTAGTATTAATGGTGACGCTCTGGGTGCCGCAGGTATCTTAGCGTTACTTGTATTGGTACTTGGTTTAATAACTGCAATAACAGTTATTGCTGCGGAAATAATGGCGGAACTTGGTCAGACTAAGCAACTCGGCAAAAATTTAGCACTGCTTGCATTAGCTATTATCAGTATTTCGGCGGCAGTTCTTATGATGTCAATAGCGGCAAAATTAATCAGTACGATCGACCAAAATGCTATTTGGGCGGTAGTTGGAGCTATTGCGGTGCTCGCTGCCGCAGTGGCAGGTCTTATTGTTGTTTCTTCTATATTTAAGACCGATAATCTTAAAGGCGTTGGAATAATGATGCTTGGTATGTCGGCATCATTGCTTATATTTGCTGGGGCAATCGCATTATTCTCGGTAATACCGACTGATGTCTTTTACAAAGGGCTTGTGCGCATAGCAATACTAACGTCAATAGTTGGTGCAATCATAGTGCTTTCGCAATTTTCAGGAGAGTCTGCTCACAAAGCAGGTCTCATGATGATCGAGATGGCGGTCGCATTTGCAGCAATGGTTGGCGTAGTTGCTCTTATTAATCTTCTTTCTACTGATACATTACTCAAAGGTGTAGCGGTTATTGCTGCGTTTTCGCTTATAGCTGCCGGACTTGTTGCTGTTTCTCGTTTTGCGGGAGATGCAGCAGCAAAAGCAGGCTTAATGATGGTTGGAATAGCCACATCAATGCTCATTCTTACGGGTGTATTATGGGCATTGGCATATGTTCCAACACAGGGTCTTGTTGTGGCGGCAGCAGTTGTTGGCGGTTTAATGGCTATAATGGGTCTTTTAGTTGGAATGACCAGACTCGGCAATGCTGTAACTGACGCACATAAGACACTTATTATCATGACAATAGCAATAGTCGCTTTGTCTGCATGTATTGCGACATTAGCTATGATTCCTGATAAAATAGAGAATGTTGTTGTTGCGGCAGCATCTATAGCACTAGTTCTTTTAACATTTGGTGCAGTTATAGCACTTACAAAGAATGCCCAGAATATACTTACACCCATAATAGCAATGACTGTTGCTGTTATAGCAATAGGTGTTATGCTTAATATTCTCGCAACATCCATAACGGATGCAAACGTTGCATTATATTCTGCTTTGGCATTAAGCACAGTATTGCTAGCTGTGGTCGGATGTCTTTATATTTTATCAAAAATTAATGATTTAAAATTAGATTTTAAGTCATTAGCTAAAACTTTTGCGGGAATAGGCGTTGCTTTATTAATTATTTCGGGATCTTTGGCAATATTAGCACTTGTACCAACACAGAACGCACTAGAAAACGCTATTGCTCTTACTATTGTATTAGCGGCATTGATTGGTGCTATATTATTGATGTCTAAGTTTGGAACATCAATAAGTGCAGACACAATTGGTATTGTTGCTGCTATGGCAGCTATAGTTGTTGTTTTGTCAGTCGTTCTAGGACTACTTGGAGTTCTTCCTATTGATAACTCTCTCGAAAAAGCGGCGGGTTTGAGTGTGGTTCTTCTCGCTATGGCAGGTGTTGTCGCAATTCTGTCGTGGGTTGGGCCTTCTGCACAAGGTGCTATAGCCGGTGTTGCAGTAATGATATTACTAGCAATAATTATCGGTTCATTTATAGTTATTCTTGGAGAACTTGCAACTGGTATACCGCAGTTTGAATTGTGGATTAACACAGGTTTACCTCTTCTTGAAAAGATTGGATATGGTATAGGCGCATTCTTTGGAAATATTATTGGCGGTCTCCTTGGCGGTATATCGAATGGTATAGTTCAAGTAATGGCCAATATTATAACTGCTCTCAACATGCTTGGCGGCATTGACCAAAATGTCTTAACCTCAGCAAAAACTGTAGCCGAGATACTTGTTATCATGGCTGGAGCAGAGCTTATTAATTCTATATCGAATTTGCTCAATAATCCAATATTTGGTGCATTTGGCAAAAAGAACTCGCTTTCAGACAATCTTATTGGTCTTGCCGATGCTGTAGTCGGTTTCAACGACGCCATTGCCGACAAAACAATAAACACGGCAAAAGTAAACATGTTTGCTCTTGCCGCACAGGGTCTTGTTACTCTTGCCGCAGCACTTCCGAAACATGGTGGCCTCGTGAGTGGTATATTTGGTGATAATGACTTACGAACATTTGCCGAAGATATGCAGGGATTTGCTCCGAGACTTGTTCAGGTTATGAACATTCTCAGCAATCCTACAGATCAGGTTGGAAATCCGTTAAAACTGAATACGGATAATGTTAAAGCATTTATTGAGGCTGCGGGACTCGTAAGTGACTTTGCAAATACTCTTGGTAAACACGGCGGTCTTGTTGGCGCTATATTTGGTGACAGCAGTTTGAACCAGTTTGCAGATGACATGTATGCATTTGCTCCGAAGCTTATAAGAGTATGTGCCGTATTTGCTGATCCGAAAGATGAAAACGGAAATTCATTCAAAATAGATGTTAACGCAGTTCAAACTGCAACTAACGCCGCTAAACTTGTTAGTGAGTTTGCAAAGGGTCTTCCGAAAACAGGAGGCGCTCTTGAATTCTGGACTGGCAAAGCGTCGATGAATGACTTCGGCATCGACATGATGAATTTTGCGCCGAAACTTGTTAAATTTGCTGAAACAGTTAAAGATCTTGATGATACCGCGGTGTCAAAGGCTGCCGTAGCTGGAGAGATGTTAGCGAATTTGGGAAATAAACTGCCGAATGTTGGAGGCGCACTTAGTTTCTTTACCGGCAGAAAGCAGACATTATCTGAGTTTGCAGAAAACATGGAACCTCTTGGCGAAGGTATTAAGAAATTCTCTGATGAGATAACAAAAGAGGGCGGTATAAATTCCAAAGCAATGGAGGCAGCAACAAACGCTCTTGAAGTTCTTGTTTCAATGAAGAAAGCGCTGCCTGATGCCAATGTTCTTGATTATGTATTAAGCATATTTGGCGTAGATCTTCAGCTTGATACATTTAAGAACAATATGCCGAAATTTGCGGAAGCGGTTAAGTCTTTCTCCGACGCATTAATGAAAGACGGTGGCATAAATGTTGATTCTGTCAATGCCGCAGCTGATACCCTTTCTGCAATAGCTCAGCTTTCTACAATTGAGAGTTTTGGCGATCTTAGTGCCTTAACGTCACAGTTGGTGCCTATCGCAACCAATCTTAAAGAATATTCCGACACATTAAGTGATAACAGCACCTTCAATACTCAGGTTGTAGCTGATACAGCAGCATCTATTCGTACGCTTGCAAGATTGGCAGAAGATATTAAGTATGTTGATTTCACGTCTGTAACGGAAGGTTTGGGCATTCTCAAGGAAATTTCAGGTATTCTTCAGAAAGTTTCAACGTTTGATGAGAACAAGATAAAGGCGTTTGGCGATGTTATTGCTGACTTCGGTTCCACAGGCTTTACTGATTTCCTGAATGCATTTGATGGGCAGGAAGATGCTCTTGAACGTAGTGCTCTGGGCATGCTCAACGGCTTTATCAGAGGCATTGAAAACAATCAAAATGAATTTACAACGGTGTTTGAAGACCTTGCCAAGTCGGGTATCAACACAATTGCCACATTCTATGATTCATACAAGTCTGAAGGCACACATATTGCTGAAGACTTTGTTGCTGGTATAGATGAAAAACTCACCGATCAGAATACAGGCGTTGCTGCAACCATTTCAAATGCGTTCAACGGCATGGGTGGCGGTTCTTCAGGTGGGTTTGATGTTTCATCTATTGTTGGCGGTATCGGCATTCCAACAAGCGCCCAGAGTGGAATGGCAAAGCAGTGGTCTGCTGATCTCACAAGTATGGGTCTTAATATTGACACATCCGGAGCAGCAAGCGCAGTTGCCGGTAGTTTCTTAGGCGACCTTGGAAAAAGCTTTAACTTTGATCTTGATAGTCTTGGTATTACAGATTTCAAAGACAAAATCATGAGTTCTGATGGTCTCGGCTTTGATATTTCGAGTGTTGGAAGCGGCTGGATGACACAAATTGGTAGCAATTTCAACATCAGCAATCTACCAATAGGAGACTTTGTAAACCAGCTTACCGGTAAAGACGGTTTGGGTGTTGATATGACTCAGACCGGTAAAGATTATGTCAGTGATATTTCCACAGGTATTACCTCTGACGAGTCTGTATCGACAATGAAAGAAGCCGGAGATAAGACTGCTAAACAGTTTATCGAGGGTTATAAACAGCAGTATGAGTCGATTAAGGAAACTGGCAGACAGTCAGTTCGTGGTTTAGCCAACGGTATATCCGAAATGACTTCTGAAGCAGTAACGGCTGGAAATGGGATTGCAAAGGCTCTTGTAAGCGGTATAGAACTTACACTTCAGATCCAATCTCCTTCAAAGGTGACTTATGGTCTTGGTGAATACGCAGTAATAGGTTTTATTAATGCGGTCGAAGACTATACTAACGCTTCTCATCAAGCCGGAGCTGATCTTGGTGATTCTACGACTGATGGAATTAAAGAGGCTCTTGAAAAGTCGGCTGATTTGTTTGATACGACCGTTGATCTTAATCCCACAATCAAACCTGTTGTAGATTTGTCGGATGTCACAACAAGTGCCGAGTACGTTAATCAAGCTTTTGGTGATCTTGATCCGGCGCTTAGTTCATCAATGAACCTTGCCGGCACCATTAATCGCTCAATGTCTGGCGATATGACAGTTCAAAATGAATTGAAGGTCGATAATTCGGATGTTGTGTCTGCAATTGACTCACTTAACAACGATGTCCGTGATTTGGGTGCAAAGGTCGAGAGAATGAGAGTCTACCTTGACACAAATGCATTGGTCGGCGAAATGGTTGACCCTATGAATAAGGCTCTTGGCAGATCTTACAGCAGAGCACAAAGAGAATAAGGAGGAGATGCCAGTATGTTTGAGTTTTATAACCCGGACTATTCCATTGATATTTATAACGACTCTTTTAAGGCAAATACGTGGGAGACATGGCATCTCATTCCTAACGAGAGACCGTCAATAGCGCCCCCTGAAGTAAAGACCCAGTATGTTGAGATCCCCGGTATGAACGGGGCTCTCGATTATACTGAGGTTCTTTCGGGGGACGTCCGATACGGAAACAGACAGGGTTCATGGGAGTTCATTGTTGAAACAGGTGTCCAGAAATGGTGCGATCTTTACAATGAACTCCTTACTCTTTTGCATGGAAAAAGATTTAACTGTGTTCTGCGTGAACAGCCGAATTACATTTACAACGGAAGACTTGAAGTCAATCAATGGAAATCAGATGAGAGATATTCTACAATTACGATAGACTATAACTTTTCACCGTACAAATCGGTAAAAGAAGGAGCCATAACGGACTGGTTGTGGGATGATCTTACATTCAACAGCAACGTGTATGTCATTTATTATGGCAGTTTCATTGTTGACGGTCGTCTTCCGCGTAATATTTTCAATCCGACAAATGACCCCGTTGAGATAATATTGACTGTGAGTGATACCATGGATGTGAGACTTCCTCATAGCATAGATGTAAAGCGCTATTACGCAAATCATGTTTATGGAAATGATGACAGCTATACACACAGAAGCGGTATCATTTTATCGCCTTTCTCAAATCCCAGTACAAACGGAAATAATGAAGTTGAGTTTATGGGATACGGAAAAGTCACAATAAATTATAGCAGAGGTGTTAACAATATATGATATATCGAGTTGAAATGGACGGGCAGAGCATATTTGCTTATACCGATGAGCTTTCTCTTGTTTCCCCGTCTCTCGATATGGGGTTAAATTCTGCCGGCTCATTTTCTTTCAAAATGCCATATGAGCATTCTTTATATGATCTTCCGATGCTTATGACATCTGATGTAGATGTTTATGAGGGCGATTCTCTTGTGTGGTTTGGCCGGGTATCCGAGATCAGTGATGAGGATATGAACAAAAACAAGACCGTTTATTGTGAGGGCGCGTATTCGTTTTTCAATGATACTATACTTCGTCCTTATCAGGATGAAGACACTACAATACGGGATTATTTTTCATACATAATTACCCATCATAACGATTATGCTCCGACAAACAGACGCTTTACTATAGGAACGGTCACCATGACCAATCAGAACATATCTATTAGTCTCGACTATCAGACAAGTAAGGCGGCACTCGACGATTGCCTCAATACTTTTGGCGGATATTTTAAGTTCCGGAAAGAGAATGGCATTAACTATATTGACTGGTTCGAGGAGATTGAAACCATATCTCCTCAGCCTGTGCAATATGCGCTAAATCTTGTAAATTTGTCAAAATTTATGAACGGAGCTACCATATATACGTCAATAATACCGCTCGGAAAAGAGATAAATGGAATCAAGACTACCATAGCAAGTGTTAATGATGGCATTGACTACCTTGATTCTCCGCTTATAGAGACTTTCGGAAGAATTACCAAGATCGTGGAATGGGATGGTATAGGAAGTCCGGCTGAACTTAAGGAATATGCACAGCATTGGCTCACAACACAGCAATTCAGTGTTATGCGAATAGAAGCAGAAGCTGCTGAGTTGTTTTATCTTGACTCTGAATATCGACCGTTTGTTACCGGTCAGCTTGTGCATGTGTTTTCACAACCTCATGGCGTTGATATTAATTTGCCGATTGCTCAGATAAAAGTTGATCTTGACAATCCGGTAAAGAAGATTTCTATAGGAAGCAAGGACGGAGGTCTGACATCTATGGTGTCAGGTGGAAGTTCCGGAAGCTATAAAGGGAGCACCGGCGGAGGTGGAGGAGGCGGTGGCGGAAGTGATGTTGTTATCGCTGATCTCACGCAAGCACAATATGACGAACTTCCAGAGTCTAAGAATTACAATAATGTCATTTACTTTATAACAGATGCTCAGTAAAGGAGGCCGTTCAAAATGACAGATAAAATGGAGCAGCTCATAGAAGAAGTCAATAAAGCGGCTACCGGAGCAGAAATACGTCTGCCGCTTATCAATGTTTTTAAAGAGATATTTGAGAACGGAAAGAATGCGGAATATTTAAACAGTCATTCATGGGAATTCTTTGCCAAACAATCTGATATGGCAAAACTTATACCTTATGACACATGGGCTACAAAACCTAAAAAAGACAGCACGAAACTTGTCGTCGGCGGAACTATATTTATGGTTACCGGCGATCTTGATATTCTTGCCGAAGAAGTGGAGGATATAGTAAGCGATGGCTGAACATGATGTACAATACTACATTGACCAGATAAATACTGCTGTCAGAGGTGAAGATGTCCGTAATGCCATCATTGAACTCCTTAAGATGGCTAATCAGGGCGGATCGAACGCATCTACTCTGCACGGGCATACGTGGGATTTTTTCGCCAAACAGACAGATATGGATCTGGTATATCCGAGTGATGCTGAACCTACCGAGCATAGCACAAAGCCGGTACAAAGCGGAACTCTTTACACATATTTAAATACAAATATTATTGATGCTATCAATAAGATATTGTATGGTACAGCTCCCGGAACACCTCCGGAAGGAACCATATCAAGTAAGATAAAAGATGTTGCTACTGTCAGAAAATTGATACAAAACGCAATAATGGCACAGAATGTTCAGGCTAAATCTGACGATTCGTTTGAGTCATTTGCCCAGAAAATAAGAAGCATACAGAGTGAACAGAATTTCGAGATAATCAGTTTGCCGACAGTACATGAGAACGGGACATATCAGCCGGATGCTATAGATCAGGCATACCGAGTAGTAGAGGTTGATGTGCAGCCGAATACTGCCAAAAAGACAATAACTGCTCCGGGTACTTATAAAGCTAAAGATGACGATAAAGATCTTGACGGATATTCGGAAGTAACTGTTGAATTAAGCACTGGCGGCTCCGGAAGTGAGAGTGCTGCTTTGGTCAGCAAGAGTATAGATCTTTCTAATCTTCCAGCACCCGGCTCCTCTTCCCTGTCTAAAACATTTCATCCGAAAGATGACGGCGCAAAGGCGGTCGGATATTCCGAAGTGAGCGTCAACCTTAATGGTCTCGTTGCGGAAAAGACGATTGAGTATGACGGATCTGAAGAAATGACCGTAACTGCCGCTACGGAAGATAATGTACACGGGTATTCTAAGGTTATTATTAAATATGTTCAGTCAGATGGTCCTTTTACCGTTGAATTCTGGAATGGTGATAATAAATGGGATACTGTTACCGTACAACATGCCGGAGAGTCGGCACGACCAAGTGAAAGTAAAGGTAATCCTCCCCCACCAAATGATACTCAGATGTTTGTTGGATGGAGCCCTCAGCCTTATGATGTTCGCGGTAATATGAAATGCTATGCTCAGTTTGAAGATGTTCGAGAAGCCAGCTTTGAAGATGAGATTGAAGAGACGTGGGAAGAAATCGGACAAACCGGCGGAGCAAATGTTAAAATCGGAGAATATAAGACTTTATATTGGAAGTCGTTCCCTTATAACGGAGCTACAATACCTGCAGGTCATTGTCTTATGGTGAAAGTTGATTCGGAAGAAGACGGTCCTGATGGCAAAACGACCTCAACATGGTTGTCGTATCATCCGTCAAATGATTCGACTATACCGGGACCGGTTGTTCCTTATCTGGACACTCGTGACGTAGATTATACGAATTTTAAAGCTTGGGGTCAGTCGGATCTGAGAGAATGTCTTCAAAACGCATTCAGAAATGCTATTAGCCAATGCACAGATATGCTTATATATGGTGGTGCTGGCAAAATAGCAACGTATATGAAACCAGTATACAAGTATACATATTCTAGGTTTTTGGAAGATGGCGACCTTATACCTAATACGGATTCACAATCGGCGGACGTTATATGGCTACCTAGTGTACGTGAAGTTGAGCATGTTTCGACTGATCGTACTGATCATGAAACGCGTGGAAAAGTATATGATTTTCAGCGTATTTACGACCGAACTGATCATAGAATTAATTTTACTACTATGGCTTTCTGGACAAGGTCTTCTGACATGGCACTAAGATATCCCACAACACAAGAGTTAGTGTATGAGGATATGCAGCAATTTAAAGATAAAATCGTTGGTAAATCAATTGTATTTAAGCGAGCCAACACTCGGGAGATTTATCAGCAGAACATGAGTATGGCTCGATATAACTCGGCTTATGTTACTGCAAGAGTAGCACACGGGTTCCAAGATCATCCGCAATCCAGAAACGAGGATGTTGCTCAGAACTTTACTTTCGGTTTCTGCACCTGACGAGGAGGTAATTCAAAATGGAAAATAATACACCTTTATCGAGAGTTGAAGATATTCTTCAGTCTACTATCGATAACACAGAATATGATAAGCCCCCTCAGAGCAGGGTGGAAAGTCTCCTTATTGAACTTAAGGAGGTCATAGAAGGTGGCGGCGGTGGAGGCGGTTCTGCTTACCACCCCGCCGGTTCTGTTGATTATGTCAGCGAGCTCCCCTCCCCTTCTGCTGACTATCTGGGCTATGTCTATGATATTACTCAGGCTTTTACCACTACATCTGACTTTAAGGAGGGTGCGGGTAAAAGATATCCTGCCGGCAGTAATATTGCTATAGTCGACGTTGGAACTCCTGAAAGCCCCAGCTACAAGTATGATGTTCTCTCCGGCTTCATTGATACCAGCAACTTTGTTGAAAAAGAAGAAGGTAAAGGTCTGTCTACTAATGACTACACCAATACTGATAAGGTAAAGTTGGCATCTCTTGAGAACTATGATGATACCGAGATAAGAGCCGAGATAGCTGAGAAGGCGGATGATGCTGACCTTGCAGCTGTAGCAAAGAGCGGGTCTTACAATGATCTCGCAGACACCCCTGATATTCCGAGCAAGACAAGTGATCTGACAAATGATAGTCACTTTGTGAATGAGACGCAGATGGATGAGGCTATTGACAGTCTTGCCTTTGTGTGGAATATTCCTGAAATGCATCGAATGATATTCCGTGGAAAGTATCTCGGTGACCATGTTACTGCGGCACAGCTTGCGGCGATACGCAATGGTTCATTTGATGATTTGTATGTCGGTGACTACTGGATCATGGGCGGCGTTATATGGAGAATAGCCGATAAAACTACT